ACGCATAGACCGCAAAGCGTCGAAAACTGGTTGAAGATACGCGCGCATAAGCATTAGGAAAGCAGCATCACACACACCAAACAGACGCACTTTTCCCTGATTCATCTTGCTCTCACGGATAGGTTCATCCTTATAGCAATAATTCACCAAAAGCTTGGCCGCCTCGCCACGCCGCCATGACGCAAGGTACGACTCCATCAAGTCGTAAACCTTTTCCTGGGGCATATCGAAAGCATCCTCACCATCAACAATGATATCAAAGTGCCAACGCTTTTTGCCACCAAGTAGTGGACCAGCTCCGGTCTTCAAATTCATGCGGTTAAGACCTGGAAAACCATTCACCACCTCCTTAACATTATAGGGGCGTAGATCTTTTGGGAGTTTGGTATATATCTCCCATGCAAGATTGGCTTTCGCATACTCCACCGGACCATGCAAAAAAGTCGGAGATCGACTAGCCATTTTCGAAATCTTAATGAGCTCGGGATTAATCCAAGCACCCCCAAGCTCAAACGGCCCAAGAATTGGAACCACAAGATCGGGCTTGATAACATCATAAAGAGGGGTGGTCACCAAATGGGACTTAGATGTGGTAGCGCAAAACCGAGATATAGTGCCCACAGGGGTCATATTAAGATCCAGACCACACAAATGCACCAACTTCGTATTGACCGCCAAAGAAGTCTGAGGCATCACAACTCCAGCATAAGTACCATCGTCTTCATGATTGAGAAAACGTGGTAGGGAAAGGTGACCAACATCAAACAAATTCATATACCCATATCCAGAGGGGTCAGCACCACGATGAATCCCGAGTATGGTAAAGCTATCCCCCTGTAAAGAGGCAACCACCATACCACAACTCCCATCCACAGCTAGGGCAGTCTTATATCGATAACCAGGGCATCCATAGTGCTGATAGTAATTCAGCTCCACAGGGTTCCACGCCCACCGATGTTCCTTAACATCATAGGACAGGAGAAGACCTGGACCGTCAAACCTTGGCTTGTTATCAGGTCGCCTCATATATTTCTTCAAGTCTTTCCCAGACTTACAAGGGGCCAAATCAAAGGAGACGACAGAATAATCATTGGGTAAAAAGACTATATCTGTCCGCTTCACGTGGGCAACGAAACTATCGTTACACCCACCATCCTTGGGGGTACGGGCCCAGACCATCAGCACAGTGGCAACCTCAAGATCAGACTCTTTAAATTTATCCCACAAATGCCCAACAGTGAGCCAGCGTCGGGTATCAATTTTCAACGCGTAATTCTCAAGACCTTTAACAGGATCATTAAGGGAAACACGACAAAAATAGAACTGACTCACGACAGTGTTCTTAATCTTCTCGATCTGAGAAGACTCCATGGGCAAGAGCTGCATCTGCTCG